CGCATCAACTCCAACCGAGGTAACCATGCCCAGCCCGAAGCTCCGCATCCTGACCGACGAGAGTGTCGCGGTCGAGAACGAGATCCACGCCCTCCGCGCGCTCGAGCCGAAGGACGACGCCGACCGCGAGAGCATCGAAGGCCGTCTGGCCGCCGCCCAGGAGCGGGCCGCCAAGATCGCCGCCGAGGCCAAGCGCGAGGGTGACCTCGACGCCGCGATCGCGTCGATGCAGGCGATCCGCAGCGCGGACAAGTCCCGCGAGGACGTCGAGCGGCAGTTCCGCGCGGACGAGGAGGCCGAGGCCAAGCCCGACATCCGGTCCGGCGTCCGGTCGTTCCGCTCGCTGAAGGTCGCCGAGGCCGTCGGTCGCCATCTGTGCGGCCTGGCCGGCGTCAACAAGCGGGCCATGGGCGAGACCGTGGACGGATACGGCGACGACTTCGTCGTGACCGAGCTCTACTCCGCGATCGTCAACCGGCTGCAGTACCAGTCGGTGGCGATGCAGCTCGCCTCGATCTTCCGGCCCCGCGGCCAGAAGATCACCCTGCCCAAGTCCGGCGACGTCACGTTCGGCTTCGCGGCCGAGAACGTGGCGTTCACCGATCAGGACATCTCGACGACCGGTGCCGACCTGACCCTCTACGAGGGCGGTGCCTCGATCCCCGTGTCGCGGTCCCTCATCGAGGATTCGCCGGTCGACGTTGCGGGCCTGGTCGTGGACCGCTGCTCGCACGGTCTGGCCCGGTGGATGGACAACGTGGTCTTCGGCGGCAACACGGCCAACCCGGCGATCACCGGCCTCGCGGCCTCGGTGGTCTCGGGCAACACCGTGACCGTCGCGGCCAACGCCAACACCACGGCCGCCAACCTCGCCGACGTCGTCGGCAAGGTGGACGAGGCCATCATGGGCACGGGCGCGTGGGTCTGCAGCAAGGCGGGCTACGTGGACCTGATGAAGATCTGGGCGGCCCAGCAGACCACGATGGTGGTCGGCGGCGGCCGCGTGGTGCCGACCATTTTCGGTGCCCCGGTCTACATCGTGAAGGGCCTGCCCGCCACGACGCTGGCCCTGTTCGGTGACTTCAGCATGTCGACCGCGGTCGGCCTGAAGGACAGCGGCCTGGAGATCAGCGTGGCTCGTGAGCTGCTCGTCCGCAGCCGGCAGTACCTCTACGTGGCCTCGACGCGGCTCGGCGTGAGCAATCACGGCCCCGAGTTCGTCGGTCGCCTCGCCAAGGCCACGACCTGATCCATTTGACTGATTCCGGCGGGGGCCGGCACTTGCCAGCCCCCGCCGGCTCTGGTCGGTCCTCGCGGAGGTCCACGTGGCCGAGCTGGTCCCCGTCCGTCTCACGTCCGAGTTCCGCGGCACTCCGGCCGGGGCTGTCATCCAGGCGACCCCCGGCCTCGCGGGCTTCCTGACGTCGACCGGCCGGGCCACGCCGGCCCCCGACGTCCCGGCGGCCCGCAGTTCCGAGAGGTGCATCGAGCAGGCAGTGGTGAGGGGAGCCGGATCGTGATCGTCACACCGCCCGACAACATCGCCGTGATCGTCGCGCCGGTGGTCGAGCCGGTGTCGCTCTCCGACGCCAAGGCCCAGATCGGCCTCCTGCCCGAGCAGGACGAGCACAATCTCCTGATCGCCCAGAAGATCTCCACGGCCCGCCGGCTGATCGAGCAGCGGCTGGGGATCACGATGGTGGCGACGAAGCTCCGCGGCGTGTGGCGGCAGTGCCCGCGGGTCGTGAGCCTCCCGGCCCCGCCGCTCCTGGTCGATGCCGACCACCCGATCACCGTGACCGTCGACGGCGAGGCCGTGCCGGCTGGCGAGCTCGAGGTCGATGCCGACCTCTGCCCGGGCGAGATCACGTTCGTGATGCCGCGGCCCGGAAAGCTGATCGTCGAGTGGTGGGCCGGGAAGGCCCCGGGCTTCATCCTCTGCCCGATGCTCCAGTCCGCGATCCTCATGTACGTCGACCACGCCTTCCGCAACCGGGGCGTGCTGGCCGACGACCAGACCGTGATCCTTCCGGTCGGCTTCGACGATCTGCTCGCGGCGTCCTCCTGGTCGGGGAGGTACTGACGCATGATCGCCACCGGCCGCCTCACGCATCGCTTCGAGCTGCAGCGTCCCGTCCAGACCCGGAACGCGTCGGGCGAGAGCATCACGACCTGGACGAAGGTCCGGGCGTTCCTCGGCTCCTACGACCAGGAGACCTACAGCCAGGCCCAGCGGCGCGGCCAGATCGGCGGCAACCGCCAGGCGACCGTCATCTGCCGGGAGTTCGAGGGCGTCGACGCGTCGATGCAGCTCGTCTGCCACTCGCGCGGCGGCGACGTGATGAAGATCTCCAGCGTGGTCGAGCAGGACGGGGACCTCGTGTTCACCGTCGAGGAGGCCGTCGCATGATCTCGCTCAACTGGGAGGGGATGCAGGGCGAGATCGGGGCGCTCATGGCCCGGTTCCACGAACTGCCGCGGCACATCGCTAAGAAGCATCTTATGGCCGCCATGAAGCGGACCATGCGGGACGGCGTGCCGGTGCTGAAGAGCGTCACGCCGAAGGGTGGCACGCGGACCGTGCGGGCGGCCCTCAAGCGCGGTGCCGGTGGGCGGTTCGTCGAGGGCAGCGGCAAGAAGAGTCGCGTCCGCGGCGGTGCCCTGCGGCGTGCCGCCACGACCAGGGCCAAATACATCGGCCGGAACAAGGACGGCATCGTCTACGGCGTGGTCGGCTACAAGGCCGGCTTCGAGAGCCGGAAAGCGATCTGGCTGGAGTTCGGCACGAGCCGCGGCGTGAAGCCTCGGAACCTGATCGAGCAGTTCCGCGCCCGATACGGCGGCCCGGCCGCCTCTCGGCTGGCCGAGGAAATGTCTCGCGCCCTGGAGAAGGCCGCCAACGAGCTGGCCTCGGGCATGAACCCCACCCGCAGTTTCGGGAGCTGACCGTGGCAGGATCCCCTCACAACTGGCTGAAGGCCGCGATCGAGGCGGCCGCGAGCTGCACGGCCTGGCCCGTGGAGATGACCGGCGGCGGTGATCCGCCCTACGTCATTTACGCCCGCGAGCAGACCACGCGCGAGCAGCTGCTCGAGGACACGTTCGACGCCACGCCAGAGACCGACCAGATCGAGCCGGTCGCCCGCTACACGGTCGTGGTCTACGCCGACAGCTACGTCCAGGTCTGGCAGATCGCCGGGGCCATCACGGCCGCGATCCACAAGTTCGCCGGCACGGCCCACGGCGAGACCATCAAACACTGCCTCGTGCTCGACGAGAGGGACGGCGATGCCGGCTACCTCGAAGGCAGGGAGCAGCCCACGTACACGGTCGAGCTCGCCGTCGAAATCCGTTTTTCCGAGGAGTGATTCATGCCACTTTCCACGAAGCCCACGAACGGCCCGACGCTGCCTGCGGGCGTGAAGCAAGTCAGCATTTCCAGCGCCAGCCCAAGCACCAGGATGATCAAAGAGGACGTCACTGACCTCGACAGCACGAAGGTCGAGTACGCCGACGCGCCGCTTCAGGAGAGTGCGAGCGGAAAGGTGTCGCAGACGTGCAGCGCGTCCGGGAATGTGAAAGGTAATCCGCCGTCATGCACGCCCGTCCCCCAGGACGGATCGGACGAGACCGGGTGGATCTGCACGAGCGCGGAAGAGAACTACGAAGCCGGAAAGTACGCGACATGGTCTGCCGGCTGGGATTACATCGCACCACCAATACCTTGAAAAACGAGGGGTAACACATGTCCGCACCAGCACTGCTCAGCTCTCAGGGGCAAAGCTTCGGGATCTCGAACGCCTACAAGATCAGCATCAAGTCGTCACGGCCAAGCCCGGAGACATCGCAGAACGATGTTTCAACGCTTTCGATTGCGCACAAAGGCGATCGTGTCTACGAGAAGGGGCTCGTCGATAACGGGCCGTACAGCACCGACGGGATCACTGTTACGGTAACAGTCAACACCAGGGGCGCGCCTCCAGCGGAGGGTGACGTCAAGTCGTTCAAGGGCAAGCCTTGTAAGTGCATCAAGTCAGAAACGGTCAATGACGCCGGAAAACAGTCCGAGGGTGTCGCCGAATACACGTCCGAATACTGATGCACGGCGAACTACACGAGCGACTACACGTGATCCAGGTCGGCGAGCCAATCCATGCC